TGTGTCAATCGCTCTCTGCTGAATGGATCTGTCAGACGAAGAGGTATTCCCGAGAGGCAACATCCCCGCTTGCATGAAGCCGGTATCCGGGCAAGACCATGACGGCAGCCCGAGATCGAGAGCGACGTTGATTGCTCGAATGTTGATCCCCATTTCCAGGTAATACTTCGCAATCCGAGCATTCTGCCGACGCATCTCTACCACAGGAGGGGCTTGGGAAAGGTCGTGTACGAATACAACGTCGTCACCAAAGAGCGGTGCGAGCTGCAGGTTAATGGCCGAGAGTGCTGCTTTGGCGTTTGGTAATGTCTCGTTGGTCCATAGGAACACTTCGGCCATCTGCTGATTCTCAAAGGTTGCGTCAGAGACTCCGAGCAGAACAGGATGGATGCCAAGCCCGAGGGCCAGCTTTCTGTCAGTCAGTGCGATTGATTCCGTGAAGTCCATCTCAGCCGGTGTTCCCATGAGCGACTGGAAGTAAACGCGGGTGCGCGCAAGTAACATCTTCCTGAAGTTTTTCGGGCCTCTCTTGGTCTTCACAATCTGAGTCTTGATTTCCTCTGACTGCTTAGGAGATAGATCGCCCGAGATAATCCCCGAAGGCAAGACGGCATTATCGAAGCTGAACTTCTGTGCATCCTGAATCGAGTCGGCCACGTCAGCGCGTCTCTGCGTGGGCCTTAGCGTGGCGATCCCCGTATGCTCGTTGATAGGGTCGTACTGAACGATGTGAACGATCTCGGAAGCAGGATACGTTATCGCATCCATTCCGAACCCTGGTTTGTAGACGTATTCTAGCTCGGTCTTGTTGACAGGCTTAGGTCTTACGAGATCAGGACGAAGCGGCCATATCTCAATCAGCCCGGCTTGCGGGTTCACGCTGTTGATCTTCCAGGTAATCTCGCCTTTGAGATCACGAGCGAATGACAGCCGGTACATGATGTCACGCCAGCTTAGACGAGGGTTTGGCTTCCGAGCGAACTTAACAGCCCCGTGATTCGCCGGGAGATCCGTGAGTGTTCCATCAGGTAGAAGTCTTTTCGCTTGGATGGGAATTGAGGATTCTGCGTTAGCTCGAATACGTAGACATCGGGCAATGAGTTCGTTGTTTCTGAAATACTTGCGGACGGCTTTCTCGTAGTCCCAGTCTGACCAGAGCGATTGTCCAATAGCAGTCTGCCCCCAGAAAGGAGGGACATCGCCAGTGATCCGTTTCGCTATTGCGGTCCAGATAGTGTCTCGAAGCCCACTGCGTACACTGTCGCCCAGGAAGTCTCTAAAACCCATACGTCTATCTCCCCAGTCGATCCTCGGAGCCAGAGGGACTATACACGGGGGATGGGGTAAAAGACAAGATTCAAAGAAAAACTAGGACGTAGCTAGTATACCAGCTCTTATTTTGCCGTGTCAAGCAGTGGCGTCTTTTCGAGCTTTCCCTTAGCCATCTTCTTCCAGGTTGCTGCAAACTTCCACCACAGAGTGTTTGCATCGAGGGAAGAAGAGCATTTGGAGTCTTGTTGCTGTTAGTAGTGAAACAAATAGGGAGTGACGTCTGATCAGAGATCGTCACTCCCCAGCATAAGATGGGGGGTAGTTCCGGTTTTGGAACCTGGCTGAGGGTTGGCGCCTTCGAACTTGGAGTTCGATTCTCCCTACCTCCACCCTATATACGGGGACAGCAGGGTGCGGGCGCGGCCTTATAATCCATCGCCCACGGGTTCGAATCCCGTTGTCTCCATTGCTAGTAACATACTACGTTAGGTCGCACATGTCAAGGAACTAATGATGCTCAATCACTGTTATATTCAGGCTTTGCTAATTCTACGGCAAGAGCTTCTCGGACTATCTGTGCTGCACAACGCCGCGAATCACCGCTCAGATACGCGTAAAAGATATCGCCAGCAGAAATCACTTAACACTAGCGAGCATGTCCCTTATGTGATCCTTGATCTCATTGTTCCGAACAACTGTGCTCGCAGTTTTGCGTTCGATATGCTCTTCATGAAGGATTCGTGTGTACGTAATTGGAATGCGCCCATGTTCATCTTCTGGTTCGCGATACTCAGGAAGAGCATGAGCGTACTTGAGAACATCGTCTGTTGTTTTCTTGCCCTGCTCGCCTTGCACTTGCTCAAGCACTTGTCTCTCTGAGTCAGATAGCATATCCATTCCTGGATCGCGAACGAGATGAACGCCATCCTCACTTGAGCAAATAATGTGATCGTCCCAATACCCATTGCTTCTGTATCGCTTCGAGTCCTTGGATTGTGATAGCAGGTCGTTGATTTCGCTCACAACTGGGCCATCAGGTAACGAGAAATGTTGGCCTTTCGTTATGGTGCGCCCAAGTTGCAGCAGTGCTGTACGATCTGCAAAGTAGACCAATTTAGCAAGCTTGATGTACTGTTGAATGTGATTGCTAGCAGATCGCAAGAAATACGCGGCCACTTGAGTCGCCTTGCGTTCGTCAACGCAACGCCGATTCACTGTTCCTGCCTCCCTGTATGCGTACGTACGTACGTGCCTATAGAGGACTATAGCGGCGTCTCTAATGGAAATCAATATGTGATGCACGGTCTTCGTGTCACCTCTCATGGCTCGATGCTTCTCTCTTTTGGCTTTGTCTGCATAGAAGTCGGACACTGAAACCTTCACCTCGATCTCGTGGAAATATAGAGATGTAGTGATTGAAAACAGATCGCATTCGTGCCACTTGCGCGGGGTGAAGTTCGGAAGGATTAGAGTTCTGCCAGCGTTCTCAAGCCAACTGAAAAGAGCGAGCTGCATTTCTGTCTCAGTCCATTTGTTCATCACTTCTTCCCTGACGATTTCAATAGCTCGGGATCAATCCCCGTCCCTGACTTGATTTCGTGGTAGTTGATCAGCCGTCGAATGATCTCGTCATAGCTCGGCTTGTGGTAATCTGAGAACTCCTCACCAACTGACCTGAGCCTCTTCGCTGTCGATTTGGAGACCCAGATTGTCGTTTTGTCTTGGTCCGTCATTGCCTCTCCTTAAACAAAAATCTTCGGTGGTAATTCGATAGCGAATGGGGTTTCCACATGTGAAGACAATGAGGGTGCAAGTTCACATAATCTGAACGTGGTGGGTGATACTGAATCACTGTCTCGTCAGCTCCCCAAAAAAGATCCTTCACCACACACATCTCTTCCCATGTTGGGCCCCGGCTGGCACGAGACACAGATACATGTTCCCATTCCTGACGCCCGCTTGAGATGATAGTTAATTTGCCTTTCTGGAAGGCTCCCCACATGGAACCTCGTGGTGACGAAAGGAAATCTCCTCCGCTAATCCTAGAAGCCTCTAGTTCCTCGCTTGGTGATTCACGCATCTTGACTCCTCTCGAATAACACGACTATACTATAGCCCTTCTATAGTGTCAAGCCAGAGAGAAAGGAGACGCTTGCCGGGCATCTCCTTTGCTCCAAGAGGACTGCTGGTTGCGCCGTACTTCAAGGAGGTTATGCGCGTGTTGGAATCCGAGAGGAGTCGACACGTAGAGCTACCATAGCATTTTTACTCACCGAGGTCAATCCAATCGACGCCACCGCCTGCGTTATCAATGAGCAGGTCGGTTAGGCCCCATGTAACGCTATCAATTCTATTGGGACTCCACTTGCTTCTACGCGGTCCTCTCCCAATCCACTGGCATTGCTCGTCTTCCAGGTCGTCAAGGTCTGCGTGTAGATCGTGATGGACTAAGCCTTGCTTGTACTTGTTCGCAACAGGGTCGGCTCGTTGGAATTTACCGCGTGAGGCGTGTACCAGCTCCACCTCAACATCCTCTCCGTCGAGCTTCTGACCTTCCCACTCAGCAGATGAGACTTGAATGTTTCGCTTGACAAGCATGTACCCGAAGTTTTTCTCTGCAACGATCCTGCGGGTGTTGAACTCCAGGCAAAGTTCTAGCGCACGAGTGCCCCATTCATCCGGCTCGTAATGATCTGAGCTATCGTTGAGAACAACACCGTGACCGTCTGTGCGTCTACCTTGCACAGTGATCCCCGTGAGATCGCTTGATACTTGGCCACTGCCTGCAGGATCGACTGCGACATTGATCTCCTCAAGCTCTTCGATGATGACAGCTTCGCGGAAAGGATCGATCATCGTCTCGGCATCCCAGAGAGCGCCTTCGATGTCGGCAGTAGGATCTTGCTGATAGAGAGCCCCCCAGAGGCGACCGCCCAAGCCACGCTTGACCGCAGCGAGAGCCTTCTCGTTGAAGCGCCAGGGCCAAAGCGCCTCACCCTTCTTCCGACCGAGAGGATCTCCATCTAAGGCCAGTGCAGGCAGGCTCACGACTTTCCACTGTTCGCCACCCTTATCCATCTCTCGAATAAGTCTTCCTGCGAGGTCCCCTGAGTGCCAGCGGGTCATTAAAAGAACTATCGCGCCACCTGGAGCAAGTCTTGTCCGAACGGTCGAGCGATACCAATCCCATACACGGCGCTGGACGATGAGGCTTTCGCCGTCGTCGATGTTCTTTACCGGGTCGTCGATTAAAATCATAGACCCCCCGCGACCTGTCAGAGGCCCACCAACGCCCGCAGCTTGGAGCTTTCCGCCCTTACCCTGTAGATGCCAACGAGCGACGGCTGAGGAGTCTCTGGAGATGTCAGGCCATCCGTAGAACTCAGCCGCCCGGAGGTAGTTCGTGCGAGCGTCCCTGCTCATATCGAGGGCAAGGTCCGCGCCGTAGGATGCGATGATCGCCTCAAGATCCTGATTGCGACCGAGGAACCACGGAGGAAATAGGCGGCTGATTAGCTCTGACTTACCGTGCCTTGGCCCCATCGAGATCATCAGTAGGTAGGGCTCGTCGTGCTGTGCGGCAACGTGAGCCTCGGCCTCCATCAGTAGAGAGCAGATGAGCTTGAGATGTGGCGCCGTCTGCCAGCGCCCCTCTGATATAGTAATACAGAATTGTTCTAGATCACGTCTAGCTAATTCTGCTTCAATCCTGAGCGCTTCCTGGGAGACTTGGGACATCCTCACCCCCTTCAATGTCGATGACATCCTCCAAGGCTCTCATCTCACGAAGGACGGCAAGGCGCTCTTGCAGCTCTTCAGTGTTCAACGCGGAGAGGGCATCTTGGGTGTCCGCATTTGCATGAAGGTGTAGCGATCGCGTGTCCTTCTTATCTGCCTGCCCAAGTTCATTTTTGCCAAGCCAAATCAACATCGTTACGTTGCCTTTCATGGCGATTTCGTACTGTTTCGAGCGAAGGGATCTGCGCATCCGAGCGAGTCCCTTTTCGTAGGCACGGTCAATTAGTGGGTTTGTCGCTCGGTATCTCCGCAGAGTTCGAGAGGTCATCTCTAGCTCTACAGCGATGTCAGCCCAGCGAAAACCGATCTGTGCCCAGTCCGCAATCTTGGACTCATCGACCTCGATCAGCTTAGGGCCACGCTTCAGGAGTGGTGTCGTCTTTCGTTTAGTCATTTGACAGCACCGGATTCAATCCGAGAGAGAGCATTCGTTCAAGCGTCACAGCTACGTACTTCGGTTC